ATCATTGAAGTATTTACGTGCGGCTGGCTTGCTACCCATAACTTCCTTCAATTGCTCTGCGGGTTTTCTTAATGTTTTAATCTCTGACTTTGCCGTATCAAAGCCGAGTAGTGTGTTGCCTTTAACAGTAAATGCTTTACTGTAGTCATCGGCAATGTAGTGATGCAGTTTACGTTTCGCGGTATCATATACCCAAGCTTCACTTGCACCATGTAGTTTAGTAGGATGAATACTAATCAAATCAAGTTTACTTGCAGTATCCTTGAACGTTTTAAGATACTTAAGTTTAGCAACAATTTTCTCAACTGGAACAGCTTTACGTGCCCTAGGAGCTTTAGCGGCTTTCTTAACACTAATATAACTGTTCAAGTCATTAAGCACTTGCTCAATAAATTTGATTACGTTTTTAATTTGTGTTTTATTAAGGTATGCATAACCCTCAACCAATTGCTTATCTGCACCCTTAAGTAATTCTTCAAACTCATTTTGTTTCTTTTTCCATACTTCAGTTAACAAACTGATATGTTGTGGCATCACATTCTTTTTAGCAACTTCATCCATTGGACGTAGTGTATGTTTTGTAGGTGCGCCTGAGGTAATGAATTCATCAAATAGTCCCTCAAGTTCGCCTGCCGCATCACGTGCCTTTTCTTTTAGAATGTCCTGAATGTTAGGCCTTGTTGATACCTCAACCTCTGCTTTAATTTCTTCAGGCTTGTGAACAATCTTAAGTAGACGGTTAATTTCATTTTCAAGTGTTAATTCTTCATGCTCATTCAATTCTAGACCGCGTAATTGCATACGTGCTAACCAGCACAATGTCAGTAAGAATTCATTTTCATGGATCTTACGCATAGTTTTTGCGTCGGCTGGTCTGTTGTTTAAATCTAAATATTGGGAAAGCAATTCTCTAGCATCTTTTTTCCCATAAAAACGATGATACCAAGTAAAACTACGCATCAATGCGACCCTGCGTTTGTCCTCATCAGGCTGAAGCACAAACAATGGTTCATCCCCATAATGCTGTACATCTGCATCCCTCGGGTTCAATGCTTTAACTTGACTGTGGTCTTCTGAATTACGTTTACGTGTTGCCATTAGGCACTCCTTTGATATGATTTCATTATTATAACACAGCCCATATTTATTGTCAACCTTAGGATTTAAGCGTAGGGCATTGCGATAAATACTATTATGCCAAAGTTATCCTTATACCGCCCAAATAAACAGAATGATTATCGGTTCTTTGATAGAACAATATCCGAAGAATTACGTGTTGGCGGCACGGATTTATACATTCATAAGTATTTAGGTCCTACAGATCAAGGTCCTAGTATTGATTATACTCAACCCCAATATGAAACAATGAGTCCTGTTAATATTCAGGATTTATTATTCCTAGAGAATAGAGATAGAACATATGACCCAAACATTTATCGTTTACGTGGTCACTATAATGTACAGAATTTAGACTTTGATTTATCACAGTTTGGACTATTCTTAAACAATGATATTGTATTCATCACCGTTCATTATAACGATATGATTGATATTGTTGGTCGTAAATTAATGGTAGGTGATGTACTAGAATTACCTCACTTACTAGATTATAATCCATTAAAAGAAACTATACCGGTTGCATTGAAACGATTTATGCAAATCACTGACGCTAATTATGCGTCAGAAGGTTTCAGTCAAACTTGGTTCCCGCATTTGTGGCGTATTAAATGTGAGCCATTAGTTGATAGTGAAGAATTTAGTCAGATATTACAAGAGCCTATTAATCAAGATAATTATCTTGGAGTATGGGATATAACTAAACCATATCCAGAAGGATATATTATTAGTTATGGTGATAAGAATTATATTTCTATTGCCGATGTTCCTGCAGGTACTAATCCACCTAATACAACATATTGGAGATTAACTGAAGAACAAAATCTTAAAGATATTCTTGGTACCTATAATAGGAATATTGCGATTAATAATGCTAACCTTGAAGAGGCAAAACGTTTACTACCTAAATCAGGTTACGATAATAGTAATTTATACATTGTACCAACATACGGAGAATACAGTTCCGATGGTGTTCTATCAGGTAAGTACGATCAACCGGCCCCTCCTACTAACGTGGTTACAAGTGCGGCAAGTACCGGAGCACCTAATCCAGTAGTAGAAATTTTTACTAGTACAGAATATGTGAACGATAGTCCTTATCTACGCATACCGGCTGCAACAATTGCATTCATTAAAGATAACATTTTAGATGTAGCGTTCCCTGGAATTCCATCTGCACCTGTACCAACTAATGTAATTAATACTTCTGTTCCTACTCCTGTCCCTACTCCTATCACTAATCAAGTAATGTTATTGTCTGCAATGAGTTTTGCGGCACCAATGACAGACGGTGGATCTGGATCAGTACAAGCAGAAATGGTATTGACTATTGATAGTATGACGACTATCACCGGACCATTCGGTACTGCTGATAACACATACGCAACTGCTGACCAGAATCCAGAAGCACCTAACTTTACAGGTACAGAACCATACGGTCCAAATACTATGGACTATCGTGCTGACTGTGATCCTAGATTCCAATTCATTGCCCGTAGTAGTCCACGTACTTTTGGTTATACAACAAGTTACTTGTCAGGTGATGGACAAGCACCAAATGGATTCCCAACAGGTGCAGGCATTAGCTTCCCGCAGAATCCACAAGTTGGAGATTACTTCTTACGTATTGATTATCTACCCCAACTGTTATATCGTTGGGATGGTCAGTTATGGGTTAGAATTAGTGAGAATGTACGTACGGATACTGGATTGATTGATGATGATAAGACACAAACAGCAAGCTTCATAAATAACAGCAACGTTACAGTAACAACGTCGGGAGCAGTAATTCCGCAGAAACAAGCATTGTCTACTATGTTGACGATTGCTCCAGATCCTTTACCACCAGTAGCATAATATGGCACAATTTTTTTACGATAATCAGATACGCAGATTTTTAATTCAGTTTGCAAAAATCTTTAGTTACTGGGAAGTGACTAAAGGTAAAGACCCTGCAGGAAATGAAATTCTTGTGCGTGTGCCTATCATGTATGGGGACAGTAGTAGACAAGCAAGTACCATCATTGCTAATAACAGTGGAAGTAATTTACCAAGTGCGCCGTTGATTACTTATTATATTAGTGGATTAGAGTACGACCAAAAACGCACACAAGACCCTACATATGTAGATAGAATCAATGTACGTCAAAGAACGTTCAATACTGAAACAGGACAATATGAAAGTGTTCAAGGACAAGCATTTACCGTTGAAAGATTAATGCCTGTACCGTATACGTTGCGTATCACAGTAGATTTTTGGACTACAAACTATCAACAAAAATTAGAATTGATTGAACAGTTGGGTACACTGTTTAATCCATCGATGGAGATTCAATCTACTGATAACTTCATTGATTGGACTAGTTTAAGTGTTGTATATCAAGATGGTTTAACATTTAGTAGTCGTGTTATTCCACAAGGTACAGGTAATCCTATTGATGTAATGAGTTGGAAGTTTTACATGCCCATCTGGTTAAGTAACGCGGCAAAACTTAAGAAGATGGGTGTTATTGAAAAAGTTATTGCAAGTATTTTCAAAGGTACAGCATTACAAGATATTCAAAATGATGATTTATTATTAGGCACTCGTCAAAAGATTACGCCATATGGATATAAAGTATTACTAATGGGTAACAGACTTCAGTTGTTGCCAGCAGATAATAATAGTTTTGTCAGTAATGTTGATTTGAATTACCCTGAGCCACCCGATACAAGTCTGTATTGGACAAGCTTATTGAATGTGTATGGTACAATAAGACCAGGCATATCACAAATATGGTTACAGAATCCCTACATGAATACTGACATTGTGGGTACAATTGTTCCTGATCCAACTGACGATAGATTATTAATCTATGATATTGATGTAGATACATTACCTCAAAATACATTGAGTCCAGTTAATAGTGTAGTTAATCCATTGATATCAGGACCCAATGCAGGATTACCCGGACCTGTTAATGGTGTTAGATATCTATTAGTAGAATCAGTTGGTAGTGAGGGTAGCCCAACTGTTGCGTGGGGAGCATTAATTGCAAACGCAAATGACATTGTAGAATATGATGCTGACTCTGCTTCATGGTATGTAAGTTTTGACAGCCAAGTATCTACTACAGTTGAATACGTAACTAACTTAACTACATCAATTCAATATCGTTACACACCCGATGGTGTTTGGATGAAATCATACGAAGGTTGGTACGCTCAAGGGGATTATTCTATCGTCATCTAATACTGTGATAAATCATAGTATGAGCAACACTAGCGCAGGCGTTTTCTTTTACTCTAAAAGAACACAACGCTATCTTTATCTATTAAGAACGGACAACAAAAACCCAGGCAACTGGGGAATTCCTGGTGGCAAAGTAGAAAACGATGAGACACTTATGGAGGGTGTTGAACGTGAGTGTATGGAAGAAATTGGTTACTTCCCAAAGAAAGCTAAACTAGTTCCTATACAGAAATTTGTAAATCACACATTCACATATCATACATTCTTTTGTGAAGTTGATAAAGAATTCACTCCTGTATTGAATGAAGAACATTGTGGTTATGCATGGGTAGGTGACAATCAATATCCCAAACCATTACATCCGGGATTATTTAATACTGTGAACTTTGATGTTGTGCAAGAAAAATTAAACACACTCACAAAAAAAGCGACCTAAGTCGCTTTTTTCATTTTAGCAATTTTGCTATCGTGTCGAATCCTAACGATCCTATTACAACACCTGCTCCCATCATCATCCATCGCCATTTTTCAAGCGCAGAGATTTTGTCAGACATAGACTTATGAGCACCGGCACTAGCATCTTTCATTTCTTTGAGAAGCTGATGTGTATCTTCGTTGTTCCTCGCAATACAAGCATTTACATCTTTG